ATGCCCAACTCAGATCTACTCCCTTCCCTGCTGTTTAAGATCAACGAAAACCAGCTCGCCCTGGAAGCGGCCATCATGGAGCTGTCCAATTGGGTCGAGCAACGCGGCGCGGCCGACGTTGCCGAAAACGTGCGCGGCGCCCTAGAAGCGATCGACCGGAACGAAGAATTCATCAAGATGACGCTCGCCGTCATGATGACGCCGGAGTGAGCATCTAGCCGAGCCGAGCAGCTCGCCATCAAAATTGACTTCACGACGATCATCGATAAAGCTCAATAAATGAAAAACATCGCCGATAGGCAGGATAGTGCCCCCGGCTGGGGATTTTTCAAATTGGTGGTAGCAGGTTCAAGCGTATGAAAGAGATCTATCTTCTAATCGAGCATGGTATGGATCAGGGTGAGGTTTATGTACTTGGCTGGTTCGATGACGAGAAAAAAGCTCAGGACGTAGCGCAGGAAAAGGAGTGGGAGGCATACCGCGCCGGCTTAAAAGCGGAAAACTCTTGGCCAAATCAAAATCCGTTGCCTCCGGATCAGACCAAGTACCGCCGCTTCTGGGTGAAAGAAATTTCCAAATTTGAGAGAGCTTCGGCCCCTCGGTCCTCTGCTGTCCATTGACTCTGTAGCCGCCTCGGCTTCATCAAGAAGGCCGGTCGACCGGGTGGCGTTAGTCCTTACAGTCCGTCGCCAGACCCTCGCTCAATCTACGCGCCTCAATTACTGTATATCCAAACAGTATCAGTAAGGCGCAATGATGGACCGTTACGAAATAGAAGACACCGACGACTGGCTCGGCAGCCCGACGCCGCTCGAAACCTGCCGACACTCATTGCGCATCTATGAGAACGAAGTGCAGGAACTGACCCTGCAACTGCGCCAGGCTCGCGAGAAGATCTTCAAGCTGGTCGAGATGCACGCGGAAGCTGCCAAAGAACGCGACACTCTTCGGGCTCAACTCACCACCGCCAAAGCGGAAACGGCCGAAGCAAACCGCAGGGCCACTGATATCGAGACCAAAACCAACTGGGAGCTGATGGCCAATAACAAGCACATCACCGAACTATCCACCCAGATTCGACTTCTCAAAGGCGAAAATCCGCACGCCGATCCATTCCCTCATCAGCGGGACAACTCGCGCACGTAAGCCTGGCACGCAGCCAACGCGATCAGTCCTCGGTCGCCTTCATCGGTGATGGCGACAATTCGTTGAGCATGCGCTGGGTCAAGTTCGGCACGAACGGCTCCATGAACCACGCCGCCGGCGCCGGTGGCGGCAGGCACTGAACAGCCACCGGCTGAACCCTGGGCGAGGACGACTGACAGCCGCAGATCAGAAGTGGCAAGGCGATCGCGCAGGCGAGCCTGGTCTTTTTGGGCATTGATCAAAGTCTCATGGTGGGATTGGTCGCTGACCGCCAGGCGCTGCTCGAGCGCCAGGTGCTTGTCCTGAACGGCCTTCTGCGCAGCGGCGCCGACCATGGCCAACTGATTGAGGGTATCGGTGTGCAACCGCGACTGCTCGGCAAGCTGGGCACCGTATCGCCACCCCTGAACCGTCCAGGCACTTATAGCCCCGAGCATCACGAGCGCCAGTGCACCGGCAACCTTCCACGCCAGCGGGTTCAAGGCACATCCTTGAAGAAGACGTGCCCGCCAAGCTTGAGGGTCTGCTTCGCCTTCGCTGACCAGCCCGGCGGTGTCTTCATGGCTATCGCGTAATAGTGTGTGGCTCCACCGGTAGGATCGGGCACCTTGCCGTCGATCACCTGGTCAGCCACGACTCGACACTGTGCCAGTTCGCGGAACGGGATCTGCTTCACCCCGATCAGGAACTGATAGTTCGGGTCGGTCTTGTTCCAGCAACTGAACTGGTACGGTTTCTGGCACACACCGGCATAGCCCTCCCCCCACCATGACTTTTCCTTTCCATCGAACACGCGATTGCGGATCGTCCAGGCCACGGCCACCTGGCCAGCCGTGGTTTCGCCTCGGGCCTCACCCCAAATCGTTCGCGCGAGGATGTCGCGGTTTTTATCGGTAACTGACATCAAATTTCTCCAGGCGTAAAAAAGCCCGCGACTGGGCGGGCATTGGTAATGGGTAAGTAGATGCACGGTGGTAAACTCCGCCCACTAAAAATCAGGGACGAGACAATGACCCTCGCAGTACAACCACAACAAAGAGTGGATTTTGCAAATACACTGCGAGGCATCGCTGCGCTGATGGTGATGTTCGGCCACTACTGCTTGATTTTTTGGCAGTACCGCGACGTGTCCGCGGGCCTGGCGAATTCGACGCCATTGCCGGAAAGCGTTGTTACTCCCGACTACCTTCTAGCAATAAACCACTTCAATCCGTTCAGCTTCGGCATCTTTGGCGTTGCCGTATTTTTCTTGATCAGTGGCTTCGTCATACCTTTTTCGTTTACCAATACGAATTGGCGCGGCTTCCTAATTGGTCGAGTGTTTCGAATTTATCCGACCTACGCCGCTGGCCTGAGCATCTCGATTGCAGTGATGATCATCTCAGGCCTCTACTATGGGAAGGACTACCCCTACTCACTCGCAGTGACACTCATAAACTATTTCCCGGGGGCACGGGATGTCATATGGGTGCCAGGTATCGATGGGATAATCTGGACGCTCGACGTTGAGATAAAATTCTACCTCGTCTGTGCAGCCGCTTATCCGCTGCTAAAAGCGGGAAGATCAGCGGTTTTCCTGATCCCACTCCTGCTGGCGATTCCTGCCATCCTAGCCTCGCCATTTGTGACTCCTCTGCTCAATAGCGGAAAAGGCCAGCTCTACACTTTCTGCGCATCGATCCAGTACCTGAACTTCATGTTCATCGGTGTGGCATTCCACTTCTTACATAAAGGACTGCTTCGCCCACAATTGTTCCTGACGATCGTAGTGGCACTGTTTCTTGCAATGACGGCGATCATGTGGCGCGCCGTGACAGTACCGTTTACCTTAATGTGGACCTACGCGATTGCCTTGCTGGTTTTCTCGGCCGCGGTTTCCTTCCCTCATATTCTGAAGAGTCGGCGCATCACAGATTTTTTTGCCGACATCAGCTTTCCGCTGTACGTGGTCCACGGGGTCTTGGGCTATGCGATTCTGCGAGTGGTTGCCGGAGTTGGTGTGCCCGCTTGGCTATGCGTGTTGATAGCAGCGGTGGCTTCAATTGCGGTAGCAACCGCACTGCACTATGGGATTGAGATGCCGTCGCACAAGATAGGCCGCAGACTCGCTCTATCCACAAAGGGCACTCCAGCAACCTCGGGAGGGGCAACCATCAGGTAGCGGATTTGCGGTAGTTGCTGCGAGGTGATGGCAATGGCTTTTCTCCTGGCAAAAAAATACCCGCTCGATGGCGGGTGCGTTGTGTTGTTGCGGCGTCAGATCGAGTCAGTCGCCTGCGCTTCGGGGTCAGCCACGATTACAGGTACTGGCGGCTCCACTGGCCATACAGGTGCGGCGTACCAGGTCGGCTGGCTTGTCACCTTGCCTAGCGCGAATTTGTAGGTTTTCCAAGCCTTTAAGCTGAGGAGCAAAGCCGCCTGCTCCGCCTCGTCTTCCTCAGTCGCCTCGCCAACTTCAATGCCAAACCCAATCGTATCTATGCGTTCCTGAATACGGGCTATCTGGCCGGCGGCCTCCGTATTGCAATTGACTAAATGATTGATGCTCGATGCTTTGATGTCATCAGCTGACGGCGGCGGATTAAGGTGGAGGCCGACCTCTGCGTCCGTCATCAGGACGAGATTTGAGGAAATCCACTCATCCTGCGAACCATCTGATTCGAATGCGAAAACTTCACCGGTTGGTGATTTGTAGTATTTCATTACCTCAACTCCATCCACGAAATGAGCGCTGCGGACCCGGTAGAAAGCGTCACGCTGTAAGCAGCTCCCGGCGGAACAATGATTGATCCTGACGAAATGTAACCGGACGCCCCGGCGCTGTAAGTACCCGTCATAAATAAACCACCGATACCAACTCTGTACGCAACGTTTGCCGCACTGGTGGGACCACCAAAAACGTGGATTTGAATTGGCTTGCCTGTTGAATTTGTGAATGACGTATTCAGAGCCCGACTTGCAGTCATGTCCTGCCACGTTTGGCCAACGCCAAATGCTGACTTCGCATCAAGGGCGGCCTGCAAATCCGTTTGGCTGGACAGCGCTCCTTTGAGACCGCCCCACGCTAGGCCGTCGGTGCGACCAGTGCCACCTTGCCCAAGACTCAACGGCGTAGACAGAGCGCTGAGTGAAGTAATGTCGCTGTTTGCTCCTTTGGCGGCCTTTGCAGCGACGGAGCTTGCTGCCGCAGTAGCCTGAGCCTGAAGTTTCCCAAACGCCGTGATGATTTCATCGGTCGCCATGACAGCCGACGAGTCGGTCGTAATAATCCCGGCCAACACCGCGGCCCTGACCCGCGCATCGGTGTAATACTTGTTCGTGCCTTCAGGCAGCCCATCGGTATCGGTCAGATTGAGCGCGGTGCGCACCCCTACCAGCGTTGGAGTTGAGCCCAGCACAGCCAACACTCCACCAAACTGATTCACTAACGCACGCAGAGCATCGGCGGAGTCCTTTACGTACCCCTGCATCGGGGCGAGCGCATAGACGCCGGCAGCGTTGGTCGGCCCCTGATAATTCGGCGAGATCGACATCGCTGTGTCGCTGGCGATGTTGGTGATCTCATACCAACCGCCGTCAGGCCCGCGAAACGCATCACCGACACGGCCATTTGAAATGAAAGCGGTGCCAGTGCCGATCACGGCATTCGAATTCAAGGCGACAGAGACCGTTCCTGATTTGTACCAGGGCATGGACTACTTCCTTTATTGAATTGGTTTAGACCGCGAGCTTTGCGAACACGGCCGGCATAAAAAAGGCAAACGGATTGGAGAACCCATCTGTCACGGCATAGAGCGTCCCAGCGCTGAAGTCCCACAGGGTTTTAACCATTCGACCGCCAGGGGACCCGGTCAGCATATTCATGCCGAATGTGTTGATCAGCAGATATTCGTTCTCTGGGAAGTTGAAGCTGACGGTGTAAAAGCTTCGGGTACTGCCGGTAGCTGTGGTCTCGGAGCGAACATAGGCCCAGTTCTGGAATGCCCTTGTGAATAGAGCATTGGTTGTACCGGAGTCGAACAATAATTTGCCCGATCCATCCCATAGCCGCATGCCATAAGTCGAGACCGCCTGAGCGCCGAACGTCGCAGCGAAGTATCGGCCATTGGGTTGGTTGGTATTCACGTCATAAGCTCTGACATAGAACCCCACCCAGTTCCCTGCCGAACCAATCACCTGCATGGCGGTAAGACCGCCGATCCCGCCAGTGTCAGGCCGACAGAAAACCAATGGCGGCTCCTGACTGGTGATGACGCGCGGGAAGTAGGTTGTCGATCCCAGTCCTGATTCCTGAGTCGGCGCATAACGTCCACTGCAAATGACATTGAGCCGCGCAAACTCTGAATCAATCACAACCTGGTTGCTGTTGTTGACGAAGGTCAGTCCAAAACTCATCAGGCAAACCTTATGACCATCAGTCGCATGGTCCCGCTGGTGGAAAGACTGGCCGCAAACGTGCGTGTGTGGTTGTAAACACGAGCAACTCCCGCGAGCATTTCAGTTTCAAATTGCCGAGCGGAACCCTCATCGTAGGGCCCAACGGGAATCACGATCGCGACCGAGTTCGAACCGTCGCTGCCGGGTGTCGCAAAGTCTTGGCTCGCCTTCCCAGCAGTCGGAAAAGTTATGAGTGTCGATAACACAACTCGCATGGTGAACGAGTTCTCGTCGAGCTGAAGCGCACCGTCGGCGCCCCAAACCCGCATTCCATACGCCATTTATCACCCCAGATAACCAAGACGGACGCGCAGCACGCCATTGACGTCATAGACCGAGACGTTCAGTGAGTTGATCACCAGTCGCCCCTGACCGGGGACGATGCCGTTGATTTCCAGCGTTCCATCCTTGTTGAGAATCCATCCCTGAGTGCCGGCGATGTAATTGGTCGAGCTGATGTAGCTGCCGATCTTCGCGTTGGTGATGGTGCCGTCAGCAATGAAGGCCGAGTTGATGAAAACTTGGCCGCCCTGTACTGCGAACGGAACAGCAATGGCACCGCCAGCGATGGTGTTGACGATGGCGAACCGGTCCGCAGCCACCAAAAACTGGCTTTGGAATACGCCACCGACGTTCTCAATGCCAAGCCCAACGCCGGCCGTGACGTACTGTCCATTGGCAGTGACCGACATCTTCACCGACCACATCGTGCTCAGGTTGCCGTCCAGGTCAGCGAAGGCTTCAGAGGTTTCCTGAATGGCTGAAGTGTTTTCGCCAACCGTAGCGGTCAACTGCGTGATCGCCGTGGCGGTGGCTTCCCTATCGTTGGCCACAACCTGCCGAAGATCGGTGACGCTGGCCTCGTTCTCGCCCACAGCGGCAGTCAGCATTGTGATCTTCTGTGCGCTGGCGAGGTTTTCCGAGGCCCGTACTTTCTCTTCGTTCGCGATCGCCGCCGTGCTGCTCCAACCCTTCAGTGCATCGGCGAGGTCGCCCTCCCCGTCGTCATCACGAAAGGATGCACGCAACGCCTCAAACGCAGTCGCCTGGGCTGTGACCACGCCGTCGATCTCGGTGATATCCGCCGTGTTGGTCGCCACCTGCTGTGCCAAGCCATTGGCCGTCTCCACAGTCTGGCCAACGTCGAGCCAGTAAGCCGGGTTAGGCGGCGGCGTGTTGAGCGGAACGTCACCGATTGCTTGATAGATCCGCTTGCCGACGACAACTAGGTCGTACTCTTCGTACGTTGCGTCAGGGTCATACGCCTTGAGGCCGTCCAGCGCATCGATCTGCGCCTGAAGCCCTGGGATTTTGTCGATCTCGTCGAGGATGTCCTGCCCCAGCTCCGTGCGGCCAATCTCACCGGCGATCATTTCCAGAATCGCCGCAGCGTCTGCACTCGATTGACCCTGGACACCTATCCCGATCGGATACCATGGACCGATGTTGCCAATCCGGTCCACCAGGCGCGCCCAGAAGTAGAAGGTCACGCCTGCTCGAAGACCAAGCATTGAGAAGTCGCTCTGCGGGTACGCCAAGTCCGTCAGCTTGCTCGCCGCCTCAAGGTCTGTGGTTGGCCCGTACCAGATCTCAGTGCGCTGGGTGTCCTCGGCGCCAGCCGGGAATCCCCATTTCAAATAGATACCGAACAGCAGCGGCTTGGCCGTGAGGTATGACACCGCCGGCGGCAGACCCTGTTTACCGCTGAGATTGGTCAGGATCGAGTTGCGCCAAATCGACGAAATGTCGAATGCACTCACTGCACGCACGCGTGCCACATAGGCGCCAGCGTAAATACCAACCACATCCACAGTGGTCATGCCGGTGCGCGGCAGCTTGATCCAGTTACCACTGTCCTTGCGCCATTCCACGTCATAACCGACTGCGCCATTTACGGCGGGCCAGCTGATGGTCATGGTGGCCACGGCCAGTCCCTGCACGACCGACGAAGTCGACGACAGCGACACGCTCGCCGGCGCAGGAACAACGGTGATCGGAATTACGCTGATCGGGCGCTCTTCCAGGCGTGCGCCCGTGTCGATGAAAGCAAACTTGCTCGGCTCGAACTGCAGCGCGCTGATTTCATAGTCGCCTTCGGTGGTGCGCTTGGTGCGCAACACGCGATAGAGCGGGATCGCAAGATCATCGGCATCGAGCGCCCACTGCAACTGCGCAACCGGCGGCTCGCTGTAGGCCACGGTCACAGTGACAGCCCGGCCATTCACGCTCTGCACGGTCCGACCTTCGGCGCGGCCGCCCGGCAGGTTGATGATCAGTCGATCACCGGCCTTGGCTTGGGTGTCGCGATCGAGCGTAATCACCCGCCCCGCCACCACCGAGATACGGCCGCCCACTTCACGACCAGCCAGCAGCGAATCCGCCACCGGAATGATGTGGCCTGGCAAGGGAATAACGCCCTCCATGCCGGTCTTGAAGGTTACGGTGCGGTCCTGATTGTTGCTGAGGATCGCCCACTTCCCGCGGCGCTGGGCCTCGGACGCTCGCGTACAGCCAATGGCACTGAGCTCGGTCGGGCGGTCGCCATAACGACGTTGAAGATCCAGGTCAGCGAATGGAATGACGTCGGTGTCGTAGTTGTTGGCCGGGTTGTCGTAGCTGACCAGCGCCCGGGTGTAGCGAGTTTTCGCCGAGGCGCTGCCGTAGGAGAACTTGCCGTCGATGACGTTGGAGCGGGTGAACACGTAGTCAAAGTCCTGCGCACGCGGCATGTCCGCTTGCATCACCAGTTGACCCTGCGCCCAGTACGTCATGCCCCGGTAAATTGCCGAGATATCCCGCAGCAGCGACCAGGCATCCGCCTTGCCCTGCAGGTTCATATCGCAAAGGAAGCGCGGCTCTTGGCCGCCCAGTCCGTTCGGCACAAGCTGGTCGCAGTATTGGGCGATGCGGTACAGCTCCCACTTGTCGACCATGAACGACTTGATGCGCTTGCCCAGACCGAAACGGTCTTCGGTGCAGATGCCGTAGGTGATCCACGCCGGGTTATTGGTCCAGGCCGATTTCATCGAGCCGTCCCACGTTCCGGTGTAGGTGCGCGCAACCGGGTCATAGTTGCTCGGCACCATCCAGCGCCGGGCCTTGCATCGCGCCGTAACTGCCGGAATGTTGGTGAACTGCTCGGCGTCGAATTCGATATAAAGCAGCGCGGTGTTCGGGTAGCGAATCTTTGCGTCGATGACTTCCGTGTAACCGGCCACCAGCATGGTGTCGGCGATCTTGTTGGTGTTCTGGTTTGGCGTCAGGCGGCGCACGCGGATCTGCCAACCCGTGGTGGCGTCCGGCAGGTCAATGCGGCGCGAACGCTCGTATCTGGTGGTGGTCTTGCCGTCGACGGCATCTACCAGCACCTGCTGATAAGCGCCGCCGTCGGTGGCCACGTCGATGGCGTACTCGATACGGTAGCCGCCGACATTGCCCTCGTCGTCTTGGCGTTGCAGAGCTGGCCATGCCAAACGGATGCGCGCGGCTGATAACTGAGTATTGGTGATCGAGCGCACCCACGGCGAATCGCTGCGCAGCTCAATGTTCAGCGAGGTCTCGTTCTCTACGGATGGGATGCCCGGGATGTAGGTCTGATCAACCGAACCCGGGCGCCAGTCCCACTTCACGTTGGGGAAGTTGTAGTTGCCGCTGGCATCGCGGATCGGCGTGTTGTCCAAGTAGATGTCGTAATCGGTCGGGACTTGGTCGAATTCGCCCTCGCCCACGGCGATCAGCAGCTTTGCCAGGTTGGTCGAGCGCAGGCTGTCGCTGGCTTCGGAAGGCGACTTCGGTTTGCTACTGCCGCCCTTCTCTCCGCTGATGTCCATCTGTAGTGCTGCGCCCATGCTTTCCTCCAGGCATAAAAAAACCGCCTCATGGGCGGGCGGTGTGCTGCTGTCCTGATTACACTTTGTCTTCAGCCAGGATCGAGGCCGAGATAATCATCCCGCCCCACCGCCGATCGCCGATGCAAATCGGCACCGGGTTGCCGCTGGCCGTGGTGTTCTTGGCGCTGCCGAAGGCGTAGGACGGGGAGTTTTCGGGTGAAGAGCTTTGCGACAAACCGCCCTGCTGAGGACTGAGCATCTGGATGACACCGCCCGCTGTAGAGGCGATACCGCCCGCGATCAACGCTGCACCTTGCGCAGTGGTAGAGCCATATGCGAAGAAACCGACCGCGATCAGCACCACGCCCAATATCGTTTGCATCAGCCCGGCACGTTTGCTGCCGGAGATAACCGGGACGATTCGAAGCTCGCGGGTGCCGCCCAGATCAAAGGCCTCCGCCGCTTCATTTTTCCGATTGCGAAAGATGGCAAAACGCATCCCAAGCCGGTCAAGTCGTCTTATTTCACTCTCGAAACCGTCCAGGGTTGCCTTCAGCGCTTTGAAAGCCTCCCAAACCTGCTTACTGTCTATTTGACGCCGATGAACTCGGCCAAATTTCTTCGCCAGCGACCCAGACAGAAAGATCGTAGTCATTGGATTGTAAGCAACCGCTAGAGCAGCCATGTTTTTCTCCGCGCACAAAAAAGCCCGCAGAAGCGGGCTTGATGGATGATTTCAAATAGCCGTTGGTGAGATATCGAATGAGTCGCCAGAAAGGGTTATTCGACGCCTGATAGTTTCACCATTTTTAGCGTCCACCTCGCGCTCGACCAAGCCCCATCCGCCGCACGCAGCACTAGGTTTAACGCCGAGGACGTGTTTGCCTGCCTTCACTCCAAACCGGGCGACCTCACCTGAAGCAAACTCCGCCGCCAACGTGCCGTCAATGTACAGCCGGTAGTTGCATCCCGAGCCATAGAGACCACTGTCACGGGTGACCAGCAGTTGAGCCTCAGACTTTCCGCTGAAAGCGTAGAGCCGGCTGGCTGGGACTGGGTCAGCTTTATCCGCTGGAACCGGCGAAGTCGCACACCCCGCCAACAGCGCTACCGCCAACGCTCCTACGATCAATTTCATGCAGGTCACTCCTGTGGAAATCCGGGCAATGTAGCACTGGACTGGCATAAACGAAAAAGCCCAGCAAAGTGCTGGGCTTCCTAAAGCTCTGGGACATCTACTTACGATAGAAGCGCCGAAATACCGTTTTGCCGTCGTAGAACCCTTTGCACATTTTTCTAGACGCGAAGGCACACGATGCGAAAACGATACCGAAGACTACCCAAAGAAATGTTGAGTTAGTTGTGATGAAGTCGTGTACCAGTTTGGCTGCCCACCATCCCGCAACAACACTCAATATCAGGAAAAACACCGCCACGCCCCGGGGAGTGCCATAACGAATTTCAGCATGGCAGCCGCGGCAGACTTGGGCGCCCCAAGGCACTTCATTAATGCAATGCGGACAGGTAATAGTGTTATTGCTGGTCACGACTTCATTCCATTGATTGGGACAAAAGCGCGTTTCGAGGCCGCGCGTAATAGTTACTTGAAAATCGCCCACAAGACGGCGGCGATTATCAACCATGTGACAACGTGCGCCCACATAGGTGTAGGCGCGGCCTTGACGGTGCCATTCTTCGCTCCGCCAAACAACTTCGATGAGGAAAGCCCCGTTCCCGGAAGGCTGCTCGTCACCTTCGCCCCGCGCTTGCTGAGATTCACCGTTGCACCCTTTCCACCTATCGATGTGCTGAGGCCACTCTTGCTGACATTAACGCGTATGCCTGGGGCGATCTTGAAACTTTTCCGGATTCGAAAGGCCATGACTCAATTCCCTGAGAAAGCGAAGTGCCATCATAGAACGGATTTTGTTTTCCGCGAAGCTGTGCGCCCATCCAGCGTGGACGTAAAGCCAGTAGCGCATCGTGTGGCCGGAGAGGTAGCTTTGTGCCACCCCCTAACAAACAGTACACGCGCCGAGGCAGACCATGGGTTGGTTTAGTAAGGGTAAGTCGGAAGAAAAATCGCGAGTTGAAAGCATTGAGCTAGGCACCAGAATCATACATATGCAATTCGAACTTGGCGGCGCACTCAAGGAGTTCTACGCCAGAAGTCACACCTACTACGCGCTTGGCTACTGCTTTGGGGTTTACCAAGCAGCAATAGAGGTAGCAAAAAACGGAAAGGTATCTGCGGAAGAATACGATGCACACATTCGCCAGGGTTTCGCTGCAGCATTTCTCAGCGAGCGCATGGGCAATGAAAACTTCAGCATGATTCGAAACCATATTCAGCACGCTGAATGCCTTGCTGGACGGGTCGACGGTGCGCAGGAGTACTTGGATATTTACCAGAAGAAAGAAGAGCGACCATATGCGTTAGCTCAATTTCTTTTGTCTGGTGTTTACCCGGTTCGCTAAAAAACAAATTGAAGGATTTCCCAGTGCTTTGCCTGCAAGCCCAAGGACTGGGATTGCGCCAATTTCGGCGCGTTTATGACCTGGAGGTTGATGTGAGTAATGGAGCTTCTGGCGAGTGGGGATACAGAGCAGGCCCTAGTGATGAAATGAAGCAGGAAATTGGGCAGGTCGTCATTAATCACGCCCTTTGCGACCCACCTCTTCTTGACCTATTCGTGACCCTCTCCGGCGTATCCGCCGCGACTGCGTACATCTTGATTCAATCCTTGAACCTGAAAGCTGGGGGCATGACAAAAGCCATCCTCGACATGGCGAAAGCAAAGCAACCGCCAATCAATTCTGAGCTGAACGCACGACTCTCGAAGGCTATCGGCGAATATCGGAAGCTGTCGCTATTGCGAAATGAGGTCGCGCATTGGCAATGGACACCTTCTCCCGAGGGAGTGCAAGCTGCCCAGGCCACTAACATCATGCGCAGAAACAGCGATGACTCAGCTTTCGCGAAGGAATTCAGTCTTCACAGTCTCAAACAGCTATCGGTGGGTTTGATAACGACATTTTCGGCTTTGAGTTTGTTCGCTGGCCTGATTCAGCACCCCGATATTCCCGAACAAGCACTCGTAAAGGTTTTTGCCAATCTAGACGCTATTTCGATCAAGGTGAATGAGGCACTTCTATCTTTGCCAGAACCTTCGGCTGAAGAACTGCCATGATCCGGAAAACCTCTTCTAATAGGTGAGTCGACATTAGCGGATCATAAAGGCTGTAGATATACTCCATGGCCGCCTCAGTCATCGCGTTAGTTACGATTATTTGCTTTAGCTCCTGAGGTGGCCTATCTGCGAAGCGCGCAAGATCCGCGAGGCTTTGCGTTTCAAGCCAGTCCGATAGATCGTTCATGCATGCCTCCGTTACTCTGCAGCGTCATTTTGTTGATGGTGCATCTTTATGCCTGAGGATGAAGCGTGTTCTGTCGAGCCAAGGGCCGCCAAAAACGATGACCTCAGATGGCCTGCCGTACAGATGGTGCAATAGGAACGGCCCGGGGCCGAAGGTCGAGGCATCCTCACCGGGTAAAGCCGGATCAGCGCCGAGATAGATCCCGGCATGGTTGGGGTGAACCGTCCGGCCTACTTCCATCACGATCATGTCGCCGCGCTGCGGCTGGTCGACGCGGTAGAAGCCGGCGGCCTCATAGTTGGCCTCGTACAGGCTGATATTTTCCTTGCTCTCCCACCAACCATCAGTGCGCCTGAAGGCTTCGAACTCCAGCCCCCACTCGCGCTTGTACCAATCGGCGCAGACCTGCCAGCAGTCCCACGCACCATGTACGAACGGGCGCTTCAGCAATTGGACATCGCCGGTCGGCATGACCGTGCGCAGGTCGCCCTCTGGCCAGCTGAGGATGTGCCATGGCAGCGCCGTCGCCTCGCACATGGCCAGGTCACGCGGCGAAGGTCTGCTGGTCGCGTCCGGATGCGAATGAACCACACCGATCACTTCGCCGATGTTTTCCGCCGCGGCGTACTGCTCAGGGTCGATCCGGAACTCTTCGTTCGGCTCCCTGGAAACGTTGCGGCACGGGAAGTACTGCTGTTTTCGTCCGACCGACAGCAGCAGCCCGCAGCACTCTTTCGGGTACTCGGCCGCCGCGTGCGCCTGGATCGCGTTCAAGATGTGGTTGCGCATGGTCAACTCCTGGCAATCAGAGAAACAGCCGGGAAGCCACCGAACGGCAGCGGGTTACCGGCGGGGAAGTTTGACGCATCAAGGTACGTGCCAAGCGTGTGGCGCATCGTCAGCTTGAACTCAAGTAGATCCTCGAACGCCAGGCAGAGCGCCGTGATCCGCCCGTTGACGTTGCCGACCGACAGCGTTGGACGAACTGCCGTGCCGTCGCCGTTCGCCTCAATGCCGTCGATCTGCATCGGCCAGGCGCTGTACTCATTGCCCTGCCAATAGATCGCTTTGGCCGGCAGTTGGTCGTCATCGGCGCCAGCGGCGATCAGTTCAGCGGGTGTATGCGGGATCGAGTGCCCGTGAAAGCGCAGAACATCCGCACCATAATCCGTCCCGTCTAATTCAAAGAGCAGCACTTCACTGCCAGGTTCAAGCACCTGGATGTCACTGATCAGCGGCATAGTTGCCCCTTATGGATGGAATGCACGCTCGAACGTGGCAGTGATTTTGAAAACGCCGCCGCCCACCGGGGTGGGCACGGGGTTCTTGCAGGTGAACAAGCCGAGTTGACCCAATGGCGTCGTCCAAAGGAAGGCTTTCGCGCCGGCGTGACGGTCAAGGAACGCCATGATCTCCAGTACTTTTGCCTGCGGGCCGCTGTAGGTGACTGGGTAGGAGTCTTCCTTGTTGTTCGGCCCATCACCTACTTCCTGCTTGTACCCGCCGCCGAACTTCGAGGTGCGCACCCGATAGGTAATCTCGGGTGAGTCACCGTGCTGAGTCGGCCAGATGAATGTCTCGATGGCCATCAGCCCCTCCCGTTCGTAAGTCGCCAGATCGAGCCCCCAGGTTGCAGCGCTCGGGCGATTGCGGTTTCGGCTTCGGCCTTTGCCGCTTGCTGAATGCCCTTGCCCAATTGCGTCGTGTCCTCGGTACTGGCCGCACCACCGTTGCCAGCGGTCTGGACTGATACCGCGACAGGGAAGTTGTAAACGTTGCCACCACCACTCCCACCACCGCTGATTGCGCGAACACCCAGTTGCCCGCCAGCGGTGCGAGTCAGAGGCATGATCGCCTCCGGCCCTGCCTCGCCCGCCACTCCGATATCGCCGCCCGCCATGCCGAACGCAGTTGGCTTGTTCAAGATGGAGTTGGTAAAGGCTGCTCCATTGGCGAACATCTGCACGCCACCAGACCACGCGCCGCCATTCGCCTGAATACTGCCTGGTGTGAAACCAGACAAATCACCGCTGTAGCCATTAGCAGTAGAGCCTGCTGACGTTGCCGCGCCGCCGCCACCGAAGTAGCTTGCACCCGCCCCGACCAGACTGCTCAGCAGCGCCGAACTGGCCTGACGGGTCGCGATTCGAGCCATATCCGCCAGAATCGACTTAGTGAAATCGGCAAACGACAGCTTCCCAGTCATGGCGAAGTTGACGATTGCGTCCTCCATCGAGCTGAAGGCGTTGGTGAACAGACTCTTCGTCTGCCCCGCGACATCCCGCGCCGATTCTAAGTAGTTCTGCCACGCCGAAGAGGCGCCGGCGCTCCAGTCGCCCTGGGCGGCGGTCATGTCGTCGTAGTTGGCCCGCACGGTGTCGTGCAAATCCTGCTGCGTGGTTTTCAGCGCGGCCAGCTTCTGGTTGTACTCGTCGAGGCTCATGCCGCGCGAGCCATCTCCATATTGGTTGGCCAGTTCCAGGCGCTGCTGGTTGAAGCGATCGTCGATCCCGTTCTGCTGATCGGTCAGCGCACGCTGCCGGTCACCCTGGCCGAGGCTCGATGCTGCGCGCAGGCCCTGCTGACGAAGCGTGTCGACCTGCTGCTGCAAGGCGCTGGTGTAAGTGTTGACGGCCAGCGTCTGCTTGCGCAATCGCCCCTCTTCGTTCGTTGCAATGACTGCCAGTTCGCTGTCGCTGTCCTGCTGAGCCTTGACCATTGCGGTTCGGGCGTCGGCGATCTTCTGGTCAATCTGGATGATCTGGGCACCAGTGGTGCCCTTCTTCGCCTTGGCAGCTTCAAGCGCATCGATCTCCGCCTGGTAAGGCTCGGCATTCGGCTTCCTCGCATCCACCACATCCACCTGGATCCGGGTCGGGATCGCCGGCTCGTCGTCGGGCTCGTCCTTCCGGTTGCGGTTGACGTAGATGTCGCCGACCTCCTTCGCTGCCTGCTCCAGAATCTGCATAGCCAGGCCAATGTTCTTCATCGTCTCGGCACGCTCGACAAACCGGCCAAGTGCTCGGAGCCTGAACGCACGGTTGGCGATTGGAATCTCGGCTGTCTCTTCACGAAAGCGCTTGCGGGTGTCATTGAACAGGGTCACCCACTTTGCAGCCAGGTTCACGCCAGCTCGCTTTGTGGGGTCATGCTGTTCCACCTGTTGCCGTGTCACATCAATATCGAATTCTTGCTTCACCGCTTGCGAGACTTGGGTCGGAGTGTCGAAGCACGCCAAAGCCTGAACGATGAAGGCTTTCACATCGTTTTTCAGGGCTGCCAT